AACTCCCAATCGTGGTAATCTCTACCACGTTTGATGAGTTTTGCATCAAAACCAAATAATGGAAATGTGTTTATCAACGCACGATCATCTACGACATAGATCTGCGAATCATCACCATCCACAGTAAAATTCTTAGGTGGTAGATGATTTACAACCTCAAAATACCTACAAGCAATATAGTTCAGTATAGTGTTGAACAAGCCGGTGTCACAATCACCAGAACCTCTACAAAACCAAAAATCAAAATGCACCCCATTATTCGTGGTACCCATCTTGTGCATCTTATGCGCCCACAATGTGATAATTTCGTCATGATAGTCAGCGTCAAAGACTTTGAACATGAATTCAAGTTCAATGTCTCTCAAGACTTCAAAACGTTGGGTTGCCTCGAATGCTGAATAGTCATTGTCATAAGCAACCATGTCCAAAAACTTGGACATCATATCACCACGTTGAAACTGATCTTTACCCTTTGCAAAACATGGCAATCTCATCATCACCTGCTCTAATGGCTCAGTGAATCTGCCATATTTTATGTTGAACCTTGGGTCACGACCCATGATCATGCGAGGGTTTTTAGTTCGATCAGAATATTTTTCATTCTTCACGAATGCTTTGATTTTATTGACCTTATAAAGGTTTTTGGGATCTCGCCGCTGCTGTTTAACAGCATTGATGTATCTTCTTTTAGAATAGCCATAACGAGTGTCGAGAAACTCTTGTAAAGTTAAAGGTGTAAAAGTTCCCCCATTCTCTTTGATAAAGTCATTGGCCAACTCGGAAACCAACTGTCCAACAATTCGTTCGTCGTATCTCACGGCGTTTGATGTTGTTTTGAGATACCTGTTAGACAGACCGACAATATCATTGTGCAAACAACTGTTCATAACACAGACATCTTGTTCAAGATGCAGAGGAATCTTGAACAGATGTGTGTGAGTAGCGGGTTTGCACTCCCGCGCATCAGTCGCATCCAAAGAGCAATGCTTCCACAAAGCCTGCTCACTAAGTGGGAGGTGACTCTGGCACAAGTGTGCCTCTTGTACAGGAGCAAAGCAATCACGGACACGCCCAACAACATTTTGGCCTGACCTAGCCTCATGCGCTGGGCCCGTGAGAAACGAGCGTTGTAAAAATCACAAGGTGATTGCAATAACTCTGCAGAATAATCATCAGCCACTCTACCTACATTGTATAGAACTCGTTGCATTCCCCAGCGCTTAATCTCATGCGCCTTCATATCGTTCAAAGACAAATAAGACATGGCCAATGATCTAAGATGTTCACAATGATAATTGCGATCATAGACACCAGCCACGAGATATTTCTTCTTATCAGAACCTTTCAGCATCAAGTAACTATACAAATCTTCCCATTCAAAATGACTCCTTCCAACAACTCGTGAGTTGCTATGCCTAGAGTCAGATGCAACAATATCAGGTGTATTCTCTCCTAAAACAAGCAGATGTTGTCTCCTCAAGCCTACATTTTCCAAAAAGTTGTATGCAAACTGCATATAACCATGGTCCTCAATTATATAAGGGACAGTTGTCAAATCCCCAAGATCTTTTGACTTAAACGGAGCAAACTCTGCTCTACCACTTTTCGACGCTTTCGGATCCATCAATGGAATGCTAGGAATTTCCATAGAACTAGCCTCTGCTGTATAATCATCAAACTTTCGCGTCTTTGTTGACTTAAACCACGACTGCAACCAAGTGGTGAAGAAAGAAGCAGCCGCAACCGTGTGTGCCAAAGGTTTCCTCCTAAATTTCCCTACTGGAGCAAACAAACTTTCCCATCTGGACATAGACTTGATGGAATCACTATTGTGCAATTGCGTGTGTTGCACAAAATCAAATCCAAACGGGACCAATGCTCTACACTCATTAGTTGATAGCGGCGTGATGATAACATCTCCTGAAGAATTAGGAGACACACCACTATCAGAAGGAAGAGTAACAATAGGGCAACGCGCAGCATGAACTTTGGCTTGATTTTCAGTAGCGAAGACACGCATGCACACATTACACCTCCTAACACACACCCTAGCGTGCCTAGCCAGCTCTTTGATAGAAGAAAAACTAGCCTTGCACTTGGCACAATTCAGCAAATTGTGCCCACCTACTCCCCGGACTTCAAAGGTATCCAAGAAGTCACACACGACGTGTCCTTGTCCAGACTCATCTGCTGTATCTGAGTCGTCGTGCACGTCAAGCTCTTCGACGAACACCCTTTCAATAGGACTTGCGTTAGCAGACATAACTCCTGATCTTTCAACCGGTACTTGTTCCCTTGTTGGTTGATTGCCAACGGGTTGGAGGCCCTGACACGCGCGTAGCGCTCTAACAAACCATCCCATGTCGTTATGTGGGTAGGGTCTTGTGTCATCAGCTGTTCTAGCCCCCCAATAGCTGCAGTTGGTGGAGTTGCAGGTTTCATTACAATAGTGGGGAGCGTACTCGTAATAGAGTTTTTCCCCATCAACCACACTAGCAATTTTAACGGAAACATCAGGTTTACCGGGCTCAACATATCCTCGCCATCCAGCATCTGCTGTCCAGCGTGTGGATTTTCCATGGTGTTCACCACCGCCAACGGTAAGCTCATTGCTTCCATCACTGTCCTTTCGGGGTTGTTGTTTGGCCTCCCCGTGTTGTTGTTCACTATCTTGCGTAGCTGGTTCAATAACCCGATTGTCTGATTTCTCTGATCCTGATACCACGTCATTGGCATGCTTATTGTTGATTTTATCTTGTCCATTGTTGGTAGGACAACAAATGCAACCTCCCAAAGGATTAGCAGGACGATTAACGTCACCACTATTGATGGTAACCATCTCACGAACTTTAAAATCAAAATTGGGATTTGCAACCCCCTTATCAGGATCGAAGAAGAAGCCGAAAGAATCTTCGTTGCGGCTTTGTGGGCCTTCAGGCCTCCTAGCGCCAGCGGTCTTGAAGCGCTTATAGTTGGATTTAAAATTATGTAAAAATTTGGTAGCACTGTGCTTGGAGGAGCGTGAATTTGTGTTTTGTTTCGACATTTTCATAAAGCACATTTTTGTTACCTAAAGAGTCACACACGTGAATGCTTTCGTGATGTAACAGATAAACTCTCAATGGGGATAGGATGAACAGCCAGGATGAGCTACTCCTGCATTATATAACACAGCTTCCCTCACGGAAACACTGTGAAAACAGGCACCCTGCTGCACCCCCTACGCCAAGATTCGACTACGGCTGAGAACTATACAGACGATACTGTTTTCATTCCCATTACTTAAATCAACACCGGCACCACGGGTACCAATGTGATAAGCTTAACCGCTATCTCTTTCCCAACATAGAAGAGGAACGTTGACCCTGGACAGCAAGAATAAAAGTGC